CAGGCCGATGGGCTTTTAACTAGTCCGCGTCGCGGATTCGTCTGGACATGTGCACACCGCCCCCGGCCGCAAATGCAGCCTGGTTGGTGCGCACGCCAATGCGCATCCCATGTTCGGTCACAGCAGGCAGACGCGATGCGCGGCTTGCCGTGTGTTCCTATCTTCGGTCCGGGTTCTGACGCCCGGCGTAAACATGTCAGCTTTGTGGCGGGACGCAAGAGGCAATGGCGCAGCGAGAGAACAAAAAAACGCCCCGGCTCACGCTGGGGCGTGGTGGTGGGCGGGGTTTGGTTAGGCGGCGTGGCGGAGCCAGGTGGCCAATTGGAAGTACAGGTCGGTCGGCGACCTGGCGTTGTCGAGTACGAAGTCTGGATCCGGTGGCACGAAAGACTCGCTGGCATGTGCCGCGGCAAGCCCGCCCCGACCGCGGAGCAACCCGATCTGCCCGCCGAGCTCGCGCACGGTGGCGACTTCGTTTTCGAACCGGCAGTCGTCGGCGACTACCTTGCCGCCTGCATCCAGCACGTCTCGCGCGTCCCGCGCCCACAGCCCGACCCAGAAATCCTCGCCGATCAGGTCGCGGCCGAACTCGGTGCCCAGCCGCTGCATGAAGTAGCGGGGCGTCCGTCCGCAGAGAAGTGCGGACGGGACTTCCTTGAGATCGCCCTCGATCTGAGCATCGGTTAGCCCGACGGCGCGCGACATGGCCTTCAGCGGGCCAGCGAACCGCACCCGCGTATAGCCGAAGTTGTCCACCAGGTACTGCGCCACGGTCGACTTTCCGCTGCCTGCTGGGCCGCAAAGTCCGACCACTCGGGGCGTGCTGCCGTTGTCGTTCGCAGGGGGCGGCGGGGTGTAGCGCGGCACGAGCTCGTCGAATGTGACGGTGGCGAGGCGTGCGCCTGCGTTGTCCAAGGGATGGTAGCGAACCTGACCGTCGGCATGAAGATACCCAACCGCCGGGTTCTTGGTTGCAGCCGAGGTGATGCTGCCGTCGTCTTGCATGAACATCACACCACCTCCGTAAGGTCGTAGAACATCTCGCTGAAACGTCCCGGCGCCTCGGCCGGCCGCCAGCACTCGATCATGACGCCCAGTTCAGCGCCGGTATCTGCCCACTCGGCCGCTGACCTCGCCATGTTCTGCGCCCGCTCGTCTCCAAGGATGCGGTTGTCGGCTTCGTGCACTGCTGGATGCAGCGTAACCGGGATGCCGAACCGCTCGGCTACGGCCGCCCACACTCGAGCCTCTGCCTGCTTGTAGCCAGGCAGGAACGGCTTAACCGGCCGCGGCACATCGACCAGATAGGCCTCCGGCGCGTCGTGGAGCAGCCCCTGCAAGGCTGTCAGGCGGTCATGCCCGTTCGCCAGCAGCCAGCGAGCCACGTGCACGCTATGCTCAGCCACCGAGTAGAAGTTGGTGCAGTGTCCGGCATACCGGCATTGCATCCCGAGGCTGTGCGCGATGTCTGCGATTTCGACTTCCTCAGCGCGAGGATCCATCGGCCAGAACTGCCGGCCGGTGTAGGTCTGCATCCAGTCGCCAAACCGCACGCCCTCGACGTGGGCTTGGGCCTGGTCTTCGCGACGTAAGTCCGACTGGAGCATCCAGCCATCTTTCTTGGGCGGGATGATCATGCTGCACCTCCCGGCGCATCCTGCCCGGTCATCGCCGCCCAGGCTGTACCGAAGATGTCCCGCCACTCGCTGGCGCCGTCGCGAAAGCTGCGGAAGAAGCCAGCCAGCCCGGACGCCGCCCCAATGACGGCCAGAACTGCGATCGCGATGGGCGCCACCGCAAGGCAGAGCGCGGCGAGTGCGGCCGCCACGAGCCACATGAAAGCGGCCCGCAGCCAGCGGTTCTTGATGCGCCAGATGTTCCAGGTCATGGGGCAATCTCCAAGGCGCACGCCTTCATCGCCTCGGCCACCTTCACGGCAAGCGCGGGCACCATAACGACGCGGCCATAGTCGTCGCCGCCATCCACCTCCACCAGCCCAAGCCCGTCCGTGTCCGGGCGGACGGTGATGGAGGTGCCGTCGTCGTTGTCGTAGATCTTGCGGATCACGTTGGTCTCGAACTGCTCACTCATGCTGCCTGCTCCTCTGCTGTGTGATTGTCGTTTGCGGCTGTCGGCATGCCGTCGAGCATCGCCACGCGCACGCGCGACACCTCGCCGAATTCCCGATGGTAGGTGATCGTCTGCACCGACCGGCCGGACAGGAAGCCGGCGCCGTAGTGCCATGCATCCTGCGGTATCGGCGCCTGGTGCGACTCCATGATCACGCCGTTGCCTTCGGTCTGGAACTTGCTGGCGTGGTGGATATGGAATCCGTGCACGTACCGGAACTTGGTTGCACCCCAGTCCTCGGCCCGCCGGTGCGCCATGATCGACGCCATGTCCTTGAGTTTGACCGTATGGCCATGCGTCGCGCCGAGCATCACCGACCCGAACCGGTGCCAGAAGAACAGCGAGGCGTCGACGTCGACCGTTACGCGCGGCTCGTTGCGATACCAGGCCAGCAGGAAGTAGCCGATCGCCACCGACGTGTGTTCGTCGTGGTTGCCCTGCAGGACACGCACGATGACGCGGTCGTTGTTGCGCAGGGCCGCGTCGACCGTCCGCACCATCAGTCGGCCGGCAACCTCGAGGCCTTTCTGATGTCTGCCGTCGACATCGAGCACGTTGCCGGAGCGGGCCGTGCGGTTCTCGTTGTTGTCCGAGTGGAGCAGATCACCGCCGCCGAGAACAACCGCCAGCCCAGCACACTGCGTTCGGCTGATTGCGTCCTCGATGCCCTGCCCGATCACGCGCTCAGCGATGCGCAGATCCCAATTGATGCCGGTCTCGCGCTCCCACGTCAGCAGGTTCACATGCCAGTCGTTGCACGGGATCAGCGTTAACAGGTCTTCGTCGCCATGCGGCGCGGGAGTCGGCTCAGCCGCCGGCTCATAGTCAGCGAACGCCGCCTTGAGCGTCTCAGCGATGTCTAGCGCGGACGGCTCCTCCCGCGTCTTCACCCATTGCTGGATCGTCCGCCCGTCCGCATCGACCAAGGCCGACACGCCCTTGACGGTATGGCCGGCCGGCACCTCGAATTCCGGGCCGCGCTCCGGCTTCTGCTGGATGAAGTCGCCGTTTGGCGTGCTTGTCGTCTGGCTGATGCGGAACCCGGGCAGCACCGGCGCAGTGCCGAGCATGCCGCGCTCAGCGGCACGGCGCAGGCTTGATTGCAGCGTCTCCCGCGCGATGCCGAGAGCTTCCGCGGCCTTGGTCTGGTTCTTGTCGGCGGCCAGGTACGCGGCTACGCGCTCGGCGAGCACTTCGTCTGTGACGGGGGGCATGGGCATCAGCGGGCCTTCCGCTTCCAGATGATCTCGTGACCACCCCAGTCGCCTCCAGCAACCCATACAATGGCAGACGCCGCCAAGCCAATTGGTCCGGTCAAGGACAGGAGAGCCATGAATGTTGCGTCGCCGCGGGTGACGTCGCTCCTCCGCCGCCAATCAGAGACGAGCAGCGCGAATGCCGCAACCGATGTCACCGCCCATGCGGTGAGGATGATAGTCAGGACCACTTTGCGACTCCTCATTCCCAAAAACAAAATCCCCGCCACCCTTGCGGGCAGCGGGGCGCTTATGCTCGAGCGAGCAGCATGCAGATGGTTGCGGCGGGCACGACGAAGCCGAAGCCAGTGACGCCGAGATTGTACGTCGCCACACCGACGGCGATGCCGACCAGGTCGCCAGCTTCGTCAACCACGGCGCCGCCCGACTGCCCGGGCACGACCGTCATGTCGACAGGCACGACGTTGGCCCACGGCTGGATCTCGCGCGCCTCTCCAACGATGCTGCCGGCCGAGCTCAGGAACTCGATACCGAGCGGGTTGCCGTGCAGTACGACCCTCTGGCCGTCGTAGTTCGGGGCGCAGTCCAGGTCGACGGCGTCGATTAGCGCCGGCTTTTCGATCCGTAACAGCGCCACGTCGTACTGCTTGTTAGCCCACAGCACCGCTGCGGACTGTACCCCGCCGTTGGACGACTTGAGTGTCATCGTCCCCTTCGTTCCGGCCGCGACATGCGCTGCCGTCAGGATGTAGCCGTGGCCGACATGCACGCCGCTGCCCACCTCGTCGCCGAAGGACAGATGAACATGCGGGGTCGCATGTGGCGCCCTGCTCTGAGCGCCGGCTGTCGGGTTCGGCGCGAAGACGAGAAACGCGATAGCGGCGATCGCCAGGACGGCGATTGCGCCGACAAACCAAGTCGATGTGCGGTTGGTGGTCGGTGGTTTCGCGGGCATCGCCGCCTCCCATGTTGAACAGGAAGTATATGCCCACTGTCCAACGAGTCGCGCAATATATGCGCATTCGCCTTTTTTACTGACGGCTACTGCTCCGGCTTGCCGAACGCCTTGTTCTGAATCGCCCGCACCGCCATCTCGCCGCCCGACCCCATGAGGAAGCCGGCGCCAAGATAGGCATACGGGCCAACATCGACGATGTGATTGATGAACCCGGCGGCCGCACCGCCGAGGAAGACTGCGGCCATTGCGCCGGCCAGTCCCTGCACTACCCTCCGCCTCCACTCCTGTTTGGGAGCAAAAGCTGCGCGGAAGGCGCCGCCGGCAACCCCGGAGATGGCCAGCAACTGCAACTGGCTCCAGATGTCGGGCTGCACGCCGGTCTGGCTCATATCGTCACTTCTTTCCGATGAGGCCGCCATCGCGGTCCTGTATGAAATCGCGCAGTGCGGCGTGACGCTTCGCGCACTCGATCTGGTGTTTTCGGTCGAGGCCCCAGTAGCGCTCGATGTCGCGTTGGGTCATTTCACCGGGCGGCAGGTCGACGGGCAGCTTGCAGGCAACCATCGTCGAGGCCGCCGGCGGGTCGAGGCGCGGTCGGTCGGGTGGCGTAACGACGCCTGTGGTGGAACAGCCGGCGAGTGCGAGCACCGCGGCCAGCATAAGGAGCATGCGCATGGTCAGCGGATCCTGTTCAGTCTGTCGACGCTGTCGGCGCCGAGGCCTATGCGGTCGCGGTTTGGGTCGGCTTCTGCGGCCCGGCTAAGGTCGACGATCAATGCCTCAAGTTCAGCGGCCCGGCGCCGTTCTGCGGCCAGTCGTTCAGCCTCACGCGCCTTAGCCTCGGCATTGACCGTCGCTTGGCGATCGATCTCGCGGAAACGCTGGGTCTCAAGCGCGCGCTCGCGGGCCTCATATTTCTGGCTCCAGTGAGCCGAGGCCCGCTTGTAGCCTTGGTGGTCTACGTACGCGTAGAGCCCCCCCAGGGCGGCGAGCCCGCCGCCCGCCACAATGAGCCACGCCAGCCAGGTCTTGCCGCCCAGCAGGGCTGCCAGCACGCGGATCATGCCAACCCCTCCAGGCACAGCCGGCGCTCATCCTGCCGGCGCTTCGTCAGGCCGCCAATGACGCGCCCGCCGGCCTTGTCCCACTTGAGTAGTTCGTTACACGCCCCGACCACGTCGCCGGCATTCGCCTTACGCACCAGCGTGGACTTGCACGCCGCGCCCAGACCGACGTTGTAGGACCACGACAGGAACGCGATGTACGGCTTATCTGGCACGTGGCGCGTCAGGCACTTGTCGAGGCCGGACGACCACTCGACTAGCGCGTCGCCAAGCATCTCCTTGCACTGCTCCATCGTGGCGGTGTCGCCCATCTTCACGCCTCGGGTTTCGCCGAAGCAGATGGTGGGTACGCCCACGACGTCGCGGTAGGCGACCGTGCGCACGCCTTCGTAGCCGCCGATCAGCATGACGGCTGCGGCGAACAGAGCCGCGCCCTTCTTCAGTCTACTCATCGTCGTCTCCGGGTAAGGTGCGCGGTTGCGCGACGAAGCGCGCGATCAGCGCCGCGCCCGAAACCACGAAGGTCAGGGCCGCGAAGATGCCGCGCGGAATCGTGTCGATGAAAAACGGGAGGACTGCCTCGAGCGCCGTAAACAGCGCGGCGAGCAGCATGAGGCGCACGCTCCACGCATAGCGCAGCACGCGTCGCCAATTGGGGACGGGGGTCATGGTGGTTCCGATAGATTGGGAAAGGTCAGCGCGCCCCAGTCAGGCGGGCGCAGAGAGGCGTCGCCCCGCCCCGCGGCGCCGAAGGGGGGTGAGCGTCAGGTTCCTGTGCCGAGGCAGCTAGACGGAGCGCAGTTCCCACACGTCCGATCGGACGCTGCCGTTGCGGTTGCTATTGCCGCAGGCGAGCATCAGACGACCATTGCGAGAATAGAGCGATGGAGCGTGGCGTCCATCCGGTATTGACGCGGTAAGCTCAAGGCGCTCCCATGCGCCGCTTTCATCCATCCGCCAGGTGTCAGAGAAATTGTATGACTCTGGCGCGTCGTTGTTGAAGTTGTCGTAGCCGCCGAAGAGGTACAGGTGCCCATCGTGGACGCCAAGGCCCGGCCACATGCGGGGTGTCCATGGTGCTTGCCCATGGTTCACCCACGCCTCTGGATTTTCGGGGTCATCGGTTGACCACACCTCATTGAGGGATGTCATGTCGGGGTAGCCGCGCTCGGGTGGAGAGTTGACCCGCCATTCAGCACCACCCATGGCGTAGATGCGACCGTTGTAGAAAGCGAACGCGTCACCCTTCCGATCGCCCCACGGCAGTCGAGAATGCACCCAGGAAGTCCCGTCGGCGCTCGAGTAGGCGAACCCCACCCGACCGATGAAGTGCATCTTTCCGCCCAGCGAAACTATGGGGCTTTCGATGGCGAGCGGCGGCACGTTGGTGGACGGCACCGTTGAATAGTTCACGCCATCGATCGTGTGGCGGACTAGGTCATCTACAACCCAGATCTTGCCGTCGTGGACGCCGATGGGGGAGAACTTGGCATAAGGGAGATCGGCGTTGATCCGCTCCCAGCGGTAGCCATTCGCTGATACCAGCATGTCGTCCGTTTGGATGTTCCCCGGCTTGTAGCCGTCGCTCATCCAAAGGCGTCCGCCGAACTCGAAGACCGCCGCGCTGTCGCGTGGCGTCAGCCCCGAGTCCGGCAAGCCATCGTCCAGCGGATCGGCCACCTTTACCCAGGAGAACCTATCGACACGGAGCT